TTAACTAGCTTTGCGGATCTGCGGGAGATCAAAGGCTTTACGCAGCGCGCGCACAAACGCTTTATCATGACAGATCGTTTTACCGGGGCTGTCGGAAAGTTTAGCCACTGGCTTTCCGTTACACTCCACAAGCTTGATCACGATATTGAGCGGTTTTACCTGAGGGATATCGCAGGTCAGGCGGGTACCGATGCCGAAGCTTAACTGCACGCGAGAGGCGAAATGGCGATAGAGCTCGACCGCCTTTTGCAGATCAAGGTTATCTGAAAAGACCAGCGTTTTTGTCAGCGGATCAATCCCCAGCTTTTCATAATGGGCAATCGCCTTTTCGCCCCATGCGACAGGGTCTCCTGAGTCGTGGCGTAACCCCTGATAACGGCTGGCGAATTCAATGCCGAAATCGCGTAAAAACGCATCCATTGTAATGCAATCTGTCAAGGCGATACCAAGCTGGTCCGGATATTCGTTAAGCCAGGCGGCCAACGCGGCACGCTGGCTGGTCGCCAGGTCCGGACTGATTTGTTGATGCGCCTGGAACCATTCGTGCGCCTGAGTGCCCATCGGCGTCAGCGCCAGGCGACGCGCGAGATCATAGTTGCTGGTGCCGACGAACCATGACTCCTGCTGGAGACGTTTAACTATCGCCTGCTGCACTTCACGAGAGAAACGGCGGCGGGTGCCGAAGTCCATCAGGTGGAAGCGGGACATATCGAGATTGGCGGTTAACGCAGTGAAATCAACCAGCTTACTTTCCAGCGCGTCGAGCGCCTGATCAACGCCCGCGTTTGGCGAGCGGTAGTGATGAACCAGTTCACTGATCACGGCCAGCAGCGGCACTTCCCACATAATGACTTCACGCCACGGGCCGGTTAAGCGAATATTCAGCTTGCCGTTATCGTTGGTGACACAGACTTGAGCTGGGTTATAGCGAAACTCGCGTAACCAGTTCAGATAATCCGGTTTAAAAAAGGGCAGGCCGGAGAGCCACTGGAACTCGTCCTCCTGGAGGCGCAGGTGCTGCATCGCGTCCACCTGCTCGCGAATAGCATCGGCATAAATACCCAGCAGGTCGTCGCCACGGCAACGAAACTCAGCCGCTACCTGCACATCATAGTAGTGGTGAAAAACGGCTTGCTGCATATGCAACTTATAAGCATCTGTATCCAGCAACGAGTGCAGAACAGGAGAAGCGAATTGTGTCATAGGTGCGCTGTAGCGTCCTCTCACGGGAGCGTTTAGTACAATAAACAACTAAGAAAACCGCTGGAGTATACCTTGTTTAGCGATTTATTGAACCCCGATCACACCATAAGCTGTCTTTAGGGTCGAGCGCATTTCGTGCCCCATGTTATAAAAATGTAGCGATGCGACTGCTAACCCCTTGAATTTAAGGATTTCTACTGCGCTGCTACCATGCTTTGGGGCAGTGATGGGGCATAGCGGGAAAGTGCCTGGTTGAGCAGAGAAACCTGTTCTGCGCTCTTCTCTGACATCCACTTTCCATACACCTTGTAAACCATCTGTGCATCGGTATGCCCCATCTGCGTTGCTATAAAGTTTGGGTTAGCACCAGCTGATAATGACCAGCATGCATAGGTATGTCGTGACTGATACGCGTTACGGTAACGAATGCCGGCACGCTTGATTATCGGGGCCCAAATTTTATTAATGGAATTAACCGCGTAGTGATATCCTGTGCGAGGTCCACGTTTGACGCATTGAGGGCTGAATACGAACGTGCAGGGCTGAATGACAGATTGTCCATATTCCCGCAACTTCACTTCAACCTCAAACTGCCGGCCAAGGCGTGTCAACTGGGCCTGATTCCTCAGGGCATCAATAGCTGGTTGAATGAGATATATCACCCTGTCAGTACCTGCGTCGGTTTTTGGCAGGGTGAACTCATCCGTCTGGGTAAGGTTGCGCTTCACAATGATCGTCCCGGCATGCAGATCGATATCTTCCCAGGCCAGACCGCACAACTCCCCATGCCTCATTCCGGTATAGACTGCCAGTGACCAGAGATTTCTCATCTGCTGGTGTCCGCATGCCTGGATAAACCTGATGAACTCGTCTGTCGTGAGTGGATCTGGTTCCCCTTTCGCTTTCTTGAGACGGTTAATTCCGCTAAACGGGTTTTCCTTTGCATAGCCGTTATCTGTTCCAAACTGGAAGATCTCGGCCATCAGCATCATGTAATTATTCACTGTGGACGATTTCCGGCCTTTAACCTGAGTCCGGTGATCCTTCTTCATTACCTGAAAGCCCGTCAGCAACTCCTTCCTGACATACAGCAAATCCTCAGTAGTCACCGCAGAAACCATTTTGTTTTCGCCGATGAGTGGAAGCATGTTTTTTATGATAGATTCGTACCTACTCATGGTATTAGAGCTGATCTCCATTCTCTTCAGCTCGGACCATCTTTCGGTAAGCTCCAGCACAGTAATTTCCTTTCTATCCTGACCGAACCGGGCAAGGTTCGGTGAGTTTGGGAATTTTTCCACATAGTTAAAATTCCCCATCCTTATCGCAAAACAAACCGAAGAACGCAGTTCGCCAGCTATCTTGCGATTTTTTGCAGTGTCAGGGATACCAAGGTTTTCCCTGACACGTTTACCTTTATACAGAAACCAGATGCGGAGCGAACCGCCGTGGTTTTCGACGCCTGTCGGGTATGATGCATTAGCCATTAATCCCTCCTGACGTCCAGGAGCATTGACGAGTGTACTGCTTTTCATGTTGTCTTCGCACCTGGTTGATTTTTTTTCTGCGCCTCGATCCACTGATCAACGGCTTCTCTGTTGTATATGCATTCGCTCGAAGGCTTCGGATTTCCGTCTGGTGAAATGTGCAGGTACTCGCGGCCCAGCATCCAGGATTCTTTTCTGGCGCGGGTAATGGTTCCGGGCTTAAGCCCGGTAACCGCAATCAGAACTTTTTCGCTAACCCACTTGTTTGGCGTCAGTTGGATAATGTTGCTCATCGTTTTCTCCAGTGGCCCCGCAGCGGGCCATCGCTAATATTCAGTTTGCCTGTGCTGGCAGATTTCTAAGTTTCCGGACGCCGATCATTGCGGTGGCTACGTAGCTGGTGGCCCGGTTAACTACTTCGACAGGAACCTTTACGCCATCCACTACAACGGTGTAATTGGTAACGTGCTTTTGTCTGCCGTAATCGCCGAACTTCTCATGATGCGCTGCCAGTGCAACATCACATGCGCGACGGCCCAATGGCGATTGCTTACTGCGATTTATAAGGCGCATAAAACCTCCTCAGGCGGGAGGGCGTAACCCCTCCCGATGCAATTAGCCGATGTATTCCGGTTTCATATCGTCCAGGGTGACGCGGTACTTATCGTGCAGTTCGTCGCCAAGATGACGTTTAGCAGCGCCAAGCGTGCTTTCAGCTTTAGCAAACATCTCTGCGGCTTCCGGTTCGCCAGGGTTTGGAATTGAGTTGATCACTGCCTCGATTTTGTTCTGTGCATCGACCTGGTAATAGCGCTTCACTGCTTTGTTTTTTAATTCGGTGAACAGCGCAGTACCCAGCAACGCTTTCTGTGATTCGATATCCGCACGGATTGCTTTTGCCTGATCAACGGAACTTGCTGTATCAATGCGTTCGCGAAGATCGTCGGCAACAGCATCAACGTTAGCTGCCGACTCCTGCGCGCTGGTCCTGGTGCTAACCTCGCTGGTGATTTCCTGTACGCTCATGCGCTGGACTGGAGCAGGGTTAATCTCGCGTTCTTCTCGTTGCTCAACCTCATCAGGGCTGTACACGCCGAGGATCACTTCCGGGCAGTACAGGCGAGCCCAATATTTAACGCCCAGATAGGCAATTTGCTGTTTAGGGTTTGAAACCCATAGCGGAGAATTGCGGGTAACAACGCCGGAGAGGTAAAGAGGTTCTCCCCAGGTGATTTCAGATTCACCTCGCAGAATGGCACCAACCTGAACGAACAGGCCGATCTCGTCCTCATCTGTCCAGCCACGAACGCGCTCAGTGACGGTGTACTTCCCATTTTTACCGTTTTTATCGCGTGTGATTTCCTGTGTCCTGGTGCAGCGCTCCCAGTCACCCCCATAGCGGTAATGAAAACGGCCATGAATGGCACTGGAGCTTGCGATTACTGCGTTGACCAGTTGTGCCTCGTAACCAAGAACACCGTTAACCAGGTGTGTTTTCTGCGCCACAGCGTAAGGGTTCATGCCCCATTGCATAGCCTGCATGACGATAGCCATACAGTCGGCTGGTTTCCCTGCAAGGTGTGCCGGTACCGTCACCTGTGAGTCTGCCATCAGGTTAGCGAAAGCTGTTAACTGACCCAGTGCCTGAACGTTAAAAATTGCGTTACTGGCAGAAATGGTGTTTGGTGCCTGCTGCTCAGTGGTAACAATATTTGTGTTTTCCATGATTTTCCCCTTATGCCTGTACGCGCAACGCTTCAAGGCGGCGCACATCAAAATCGTTCAGTTCGTCGGTGTAGTCTTCTGTGATAGGCGCTGACCATTCACCAGTGTCGAAGCCGTTTGCTATCTCTCGCATTGTTTTGCGGTATTCCAGCATGCCAAGTTCCAGCAACTCGGTAGACGCCTCAATGATGGCGACCCAGTGGTAGTTCTCGTCTTTGTTGACGAAAATCCAGAAAAACTGGTCCAGCGCCGCAGTTTCGCAGTACATGGCCGCGCTCAGGTGATAGTCCCGATCGATGATTTCCCGGTGCAACTTCGCACGCAGGCCTTCCTGCTTGATGTTCCACATGCTGATAGTTTTCAGGTCGGCGCCAATGCGCAGGCCGCCCATATCGAGCTCAAGGTCAGGGCGTACCCGAACTTCCAACCCGGTTTCCTCATCAATCCCAAAATAGCTAACCTCGACAGCGCGGCTTGGGTGAGTCAGCAATTTGCCGGCGGTCGGGTGCTCCAGCAGGGCTTTCTGAATGTTCAGCGCGGTGCTGAGCTGTTGGCGGGTGACCAGCACTTTCCCTTCGGTGTTCTCCCGCCACGCATCCAGCAATTCGTCGGCGAATACCGCTGCCGGGTTGACTGATTTCACGGCCTGAATCAGATCGGCCTTCGTGCCAGAGACTTTCAACGGCGACGATTTTTGCGCTTCCTGAGCGACCAGGTCAGGGTTGATTATTGCCAGTTGCTCCAGCAGCGCGTCACGGGTGGGAACATTCAAAATCTACAACCTCTCGGCAGATACGGTGAACTGCATCACCGGGCAGGAGTTTTCGAAAGTGCGGCTGATTGCCGGTTACGACGGTATCGCGCCGGAGGTATCGGCTAGTGACGTCGGGACCGTGCGGGAAGTTGACGCCGACACGGTGGGCCAGAGCGACGGGCGTAACTACGGACTGATTTTTAGCGGAGAGATTCGTTACTCGGTCACAGGAAAAGACAGTCCCATTGACTCCTACGTCCTGATTCAGGCCGCCGATACGGATCTGGCATTTGCCACCAGCATTACCAATCAGACGCTGGCAGCGGGTTACACGACAGAAGATATGTTCAGGCTGTTGATGAAGGACTTCGAAGCCAAAGGCGCGACCGTTGGTCGCACTCCGGTATTCCCCCCGACTGTTTTCCCGCGGGGACGTGTGTTGTTTGGCATGACACGGCATCTTATGGATAACGTTGCTGCTCAGTGCGGCACCACCTGGCAGTTCGTGGATGGTCAGCTTAATATGCTGCCCGAAGGTGAATACATGCACGACGCGATTGTGCTCAACAGCGCCACCGGGCTGATCGGCATGCCTCAGCAGACCATCGGTAATGGCGTTAACGTCCGCGCGCTGATTAACCCGAACATCCGGGTTAACGGGCTAATTCAACTGGATCAGGCTTCTATCTATAAAACAGCTTTACCGAATGACGATATCGCTAAAGCAGCGGGACGTTACTTTGACGAAACAATAGATGGCAACTCTAACGTTACCCTGCCCGTGTCCAAACAAATGACGGCCAGCATTGCAACGGATGGCGTTTATGTTGTGAAAGGCATTATGTATACTGGTGACACAAGGGGCCAGCCGTGGTACATGGATATGATGTGCGAAGCGCGTGGCGCGGCGGATATGCCATCCAGCACTGCTTTGCAGAGAGGGTTATAGAAATGAAACGATGGATATTTTCATTGCTGGCGTTAGCGTCTTTTGGCGCAAGTGCAAACACCATAACGATGCAATGTGGCAGCTTCCGTATGGATGCTATCCCGGACTCATTGTTTAAAATCAATGGCGAAACAGTGACGTCTCAAAAAGTAAAAATGTTGGGTAAAGACGGTACGGGCATGCAGATAAAAATGGGGCTGATGCCTGCCAAAGATGGCAATAATTATGGGTTCGAGTATATCCATCGTCCGGGTACCGAAACGCGATTCCTGAACGTCCAGCTGCTACAGAACAGTATGGACGCGCCGAGAATTATCGGTTCATTCCCGTGCAAGAAGGTTGATGATTAGTAAAGTATGTGTAATCAACGGAATGAAGCAGTTGGCCTTGAAATAGATACAATTTTGTCGTACTCAAAAGAGAGGTATGAAGAAGTTAAGGCAACGTACAGACGGTTGGAGGATAAAGCTAATTTTCTTCTTGCTGTGCTCGGTGTTGAGATTTCTGCATTATTAGCCGTTTTTGGGTCCTTTGAGTTGGGGCAAAAGTTAAAGACTAGCCTATCAGCAAGATTGTCTCTATTGTGTTTGTGTTCATGCTTTGTATGTTTAGTGGTTTGTTTTTATTATCTATGGAAATCTTGGGAGCTTAGAAATATTCCTAAAATGCCAGTGTATCGTACAGCTGAACAACATGACTTTCTTCTGAAGGGGAATCGTGATAATACAGTTAGATTTCACTTGATAATGTATCGTAGGGCTATTGATAGTATCGAGAAAATCCATAAAGAAAAATCAGCATTTGTTAATGAGTTGTTTCGATGGATGGCAATGTCGTTTGTTTTTTTATTATTTCCGTAACGTGCATGTTGATAAATAAGGTTTGAAAATGTCCTATCCAGAAGACGAAAATGAGCATCAACCGAAACCACAAGAGGCTGAAGAAGCTTTCCTTAATAACTATGAGCAAGACATCATAGCGAGAGTTCCTTTTGGGGACCTGGAAGTTATGACAGAAAGTTTTCATCGCAATCCGAATATCTTTCCAAAGAAAGAACGGTAGTAAAACCTAATCTACAAACCCGCCACCCGGCGGGTTTTTTGCTTTCTGGAGCCTAACAAATGGCAGTATCTGACCAGACTCGCAGCGGCGACCTTGCCGAAACATTCAAATCTGAGCGGGAAACCACTAAAAACCAGATCCGTGTCGCGTTACCTGGCATTATTCAGTCCTTCGACCCTGACGCGGTTACGGCGGTTGTGCAGCCTGCTATCCGTTCGGTTGAGACCGATAACGACGGCAACCGGATGACAAATCCTTACCCGCTGCTGGTGGATGTGCCGGTGGTATTTCCGCGCGGCGGAGGCTGCACGCTAACCTTCCCGGTGAAAGCTGGTGATGAATGCCTGGTGATTTTTGCCGATCGCTGCATCGATTTCTGGTGGCAGAACGGCGGGGTACAGGAGCCTGTCGACGATCGGGGGCATGATTTATCGGATGCGTTCTGTATCGTCGGGCCGCAGTCGCAGGCGCAAAAAATAAGCGGTATCAGCACCAGCGCCGCGCAGTTGCGTACCGATGATGGAGCTGCTTTTGTGGAAGTGGCCGCAGGCCATAACGTTACTGTAAAAACCCCCGGCGCGCTGACGGCTACTGCAGAAGGCGGAACCACGATCACATCACCCACCATTACGCTAAACGGTGACGTAACCATTAACGGCAATCTGTCGCAGGGGATGGGGGAGGGCGGCGGTAGCGCAACGATGCTCGGTCCTGTCACGGTGACAAACGATGTAACGGCTGGCGGTAAGAGCCTGATGACGCATACCCACGGCGGGGTACAGACTGGCGGTGGTAATACAGGAGCGCCTAACTAATGCGGTACAGACGTGAAGACGGCGAAGGTGATTACACTTTTGGTGGTGGCGATGATACCTGGCTGATTAACTCGCCAGAAGCTGTCGCGCAGGCGGTAAAAACACGATTTGCATTGTGGTACGGGCAGTGGTTCCTCGATAAGACAGAGGGAACACCGTGGATTCAGTCTGTGCTCGGTAAGCAAAAGCCGGAAACCTACAATCTGGCGATCCGCAAGCGCATCCTCGAAACGCGGGGCGTGAAATCCATCCTCTCTTTCAATACCACAGTGAACACGACGACGCGCCGCGTCCAGTTCTTCGCTGAAATCGACACTATCTACGGAACAACGACAGTAACCAGCGAGGCATAAATGGCCCTCAATTTGGACACACTCGGCTTATCGGCAACGGTAACCGCTGAGGGGATCAGTGCGCCTGATTACCAGACGATACTCGATACCCTGACGAGCTATTTCCAGCAGATTTATGGTAGTGACGCTTATCTGGAGCCGGACAGCAAAGACGGCCAGATGGTGGCGCTGGTGGCGCTTGCTATTCACGATGCCAATAACACAGCCATTTCCGTCTATAACTGCTTCTCACCTGCTACGGGTTACGGCGCAGCGCTGACCAGTAACGTAAAAATTAACGGTATCGCGCGCAAAGGTGCAACGAACTCTACCGTGGATTTACTGCTCACTGGCACCGCAGGAACAACCATTACGAACGGCACCGTGAAAGACACCAATAACGTGATCTGGCGTTTTCCGGATTCAGTGGTGATTGGTGTTGATGGCACCGTGACGGCAACTGCAATCTGTTCCAAAAGCGGAGCGGTTGCAGCTCCTGCCGGGACGATTACCACTATCAATACACCGACCCGTGGCTGGACGTCGGTAACCAACCCGGCAGCGGCCACCGTTGGCGCACCTGCAGAAACGGACGCAGAACTGCGCATCAGGCAGGGGCAGAGTGTCGCGATACCATCCATCACACCATTTGAAGGTGTGGACGGGGCGATCGCTAATATTGCTGGTGTGACGCGCCACAAGCTCTATGAAAATGATACAGGAAAGACTGACGGTAACGGGCTTCCTCCGCATTCCATCTCGGCCATTGTTGATGGTGGCGATGTGACCGAAATAGCCAGGACCATCCGGGGAAATAAAGGGCAGGGGGTCCGGACCTGGGGAAAAACATCCGTAACCGTACCGGATAAATATGGCAATCCTCACATAATCAGTTTTTCGCGACCAACTGATGTCCCTGTTTACGGAAAAATCACCTTAACAGTTTTTGCCGGGTACACCTCTCAGATAGGTGTGCAGATTCAGCAGGCTGTTGCGGATTACATTAACAGACTGATGATTGGTGATCAGGTACTGCTGAGCCGGATTTATTCTCCTGCTAACCTTGGGGTCGTCAGTGGTGGAAATGCACGCTATTACGATATTCAGGAGCTACTGATCGGCAAATCTCCGGAAGCTGTTGCTGCGGCGAATATTAATATTGCTTACGACGAATCTGCCTCCTGTAAGCCGGAAAATATTATTATTACGGTGGCAGCATGAGCAAATATACGGACTTAATTACTAACTATCATGCGACAAAACCTAAATTCGTTGAACACATCGATTTAGTGACCAGGCCGTTATCTGAAACCTCAGCCGCAATAAATGGGCTAATAAACGCTTTTGATATTGATCATGCGACAGGAATACAACTCGATATTCTCGGCCAGTGGATAGGGTTAAGCCGGGTTGTAAGCCAGCCAATAAGCGGTGTCTATTTCAGCTGGGACACTGACGGACTCGGATATGACCAGGGCGTCTGGCAGGGGCCATATGATCCGGATTCGGGTTATACCTCGCTGAGCGATGAAACCTATCGCATCGTTCTAAAAACAAAGATAGCAATTAACAACTGGGACGGAAGAAACGACTCTCTGCCTCCCATTCTTGACGCTGCACTGGACGGGTCCGGTCTGAAGATGCAGATCGTCGATAACCAGGATATGACCATAGGTATCTGGGTTTTTCCTGAAACAGATATTTCATCGGTCTCTCTCGAACTTATTGCTGCGATACGACAAGGGTATCTGACGGTAAAGGCCGCTGGTGTATGGGGCGGAAGTATTGAAATTCCTTCGGTGGAAACGCCTTCTGAAGGAAACAGGTTTTTTGGGTTTGATATGGATAACGAATATATCAGCGGGTTTGATGCCGGTTCATGGGGGACATTACTCTGATGGCTAAAAATGATTTTAAACCGTTTGCGACGGGCAAGGGTGCTAATGTTACATCGCAGCCTGACTGGGAGGCGCTGCCGGCGCTCCTGTCTGGTTTTACTGCGGGCAAGGCATCAAGTGCACAGGTAAATAAAGCGCTGCGTCAGGCGAGCTTCATCGCTGCAGCACTGGCACAGTACACAGCCAGCAAGAGCGGGCAGGATGTACTCGATGATGGTGACCTGAGCGGCTTTATCGCCAAAATGTACGCTGCGTTCGGTAAGGATTTTCAGACTCTTGATGCCACGCTGACGGCGCTCGCTGGTCTGGCTACTGGTGCAGATAAACTTCCGTATTTTACGGGGAATGATACAGCCGGACAGACAGATCTTACTTCTGTTGGGCGCGACATCATCGGAAAAGCCAGCATTGCGGATATTCTCACATACCTCGGTTTGGGAGAAACAGCAAAGCAAGCTGCTGGTGCCATGCAAAAAGACCAGAACGGTGGCGATATTCCGGAAAAGCCGCTGTTTGTACAAAATATCGGAGCGCTTCCTGCCAACGGTACGGCTGTTGCAGCGAACAGACTGGCATCACGCGGCGCGCTTCCGGCACTGACTGGTACGACAAGGGGCAGCGATAGCGGCCTGATAATGGGCGAGGTTTACAATAACGGTTATCCAACGCAATACGGGAATATTTTGCGTCTGACCGGAACCGGTGATGGAGAGATATTAATCGGATGGAGTGGGGTTAATGGTGCTCCTGCGCCCGCATATATTCGCAGCCATCGAGATACCGCCGACGCTGAGTGGTCAGAATGGGCGATGTTCTACACCTCACTAAATCCGCCACCGGATTCGTATCCAGTAGGGGCGGCGATTGCATGGCCGTCTGATATGCTCCCGGATGGTGGTTATGCTTTTATGTATGGGCAGTCCTTCGATAAATCTGCTTACCCGTTACTGGCTATAGCGTATCCGTCCGGCGTTATCCCTGACATGAGAGGCTGGACAATAAAGGGTAAGCCCATCAGTGGACGTGCCGTATTGTCGCAAGAAATGGACGGCAATAAATCGCACTCGCACACCGCGCGGGCGCAGGATACTGACTTAGGGACAAAATCTACCTCATCCTTTGATTACGGCACGAAATCGACCAATACCACGGGCAATCATACTCACCAGTTCGGCGGTTATATCAATTCATACTGGGGAGATTCCAATCACACCTCATTTCAGCCTGGAGGTGGTGCATGGACACAGGCCGCTGGCGACCATGCACATACAGTTTATATCGGAGGACATGAGCACACCATGTATATCGGTCCACACGGACACGTCGTTATTGTGGACGCAGACGGTAATGCGGAAACCACGGTTAAAAATATTGCATTTAACTACATAGTGAGGCTGGCATAATGACTTTTAAAATGAGCGAACAGGCGCAGACAATTAAAATTTTTAATCTTCGTTCAGATACAAACGAATTTATTGGCGCAGGTGATGCATATATCCCGCCGCACACTGGATTACCGGCAAACTGTACTGATATCGCCCCTCCTGATATTCCCTTCAGTCATATTGCTGTATTTGACGCTGAAACCCAAACATGGAGTCTGCAGGAGGATCACCGCGGCGAGACGGTTTACGACACAACAACCTGCAATCAGGTTTATATCTCCGCTCCCGGCCCACTGCCTGAAAATGTCACATCAGTTTCACCAGGAGGTGAATACCGGAAATGGGATGGTAAGGCGTGGGTGAAGGATGAAGCGGCTGAAAAAGCAGCGCAGCTTCGTCAGGCGGAAGAAACCAAAAGCAGGCTCCTGCAAATGGCATCTGAAAAAATCGCGCCGCTTCAGGATGCGGTTGATCTTGGACTCGCAACAGATGATGAGAAAGCGCAGCTCGACGAATGGAAAAAATACAGGGTGCTGGTAAACCGGGTGGATACCTTAAATCCTGACTGGCCGGAGAAACCATCTCAGTTATAAAAATATAGCTATGTAGTAGAGATTGCTGCTATATGTTATATAGCAGCAATGGCTATTATTTTGATGGTTGAGTGTATAATTTTAGCACTGGTAAATGACGGTTTAGCTCCAGAGTTAGCTCCAGAGTTAGTTCCTGGGAAAAATTATGGATACTATTGGTTCATATTAATCAGGAAGAGGCTCGCATATTTTTTGGTGTTTCTGTGTTCAGGGAGTGTTTTGGATATATTTATTAGCAATGTTTTCTAGTATTTGTTGGAATTGCTGTGGAGTCGGCATAGCACACTCATTAAACAGCGGTACAACTTCTGTCATAATGATCTTCTCCGCATAGATGTTAAAGGATGCCTTCTGATGTTGACTGGTAAACATATGTGGATACTTACTGTATGCTGATGTAATCAACGGAGTTATAAAAGGATTGGCTCCTGCGCCGCTTGGCGTAAAAACGTCATTCTTGGTTGCTCCGGGCAGACCTGCATTTTGCGCAGCCTCGCCAATTTCCTTAAGAAAAGGCGCTATGTCGATTCCTTTGCTGATGAGCAAGTTACAATACTGATCTTTATACTTGCTGTAAACTGCCGATAGTATAGCTTCACGGGTCTGGCTGGCGTATGCGGGGTCTTTACTCGCGCTACCTCTAATATCTATATCATGGAGCGTTTGAAGCATAAAGTTTTTAACGACTTTATTTGTCAACACTGCCCGGCCCTCAGATGCGCTTCCTCGGTGAAAGTGTGTTGCAGAAGATTCAGTGTTCTTATGCGAAATAAAACGTTCCGATAATTTTGAATTTAATTTGATGAAGTGATTTTTTACTGCGAGAATACTTTTTGCTAAAGAATTTTTCTCGGTTGATTTTTCTTTTAGTGGTGTGGTTTCCTGTTTTTGGATTCTAAAGTTATGGGGAAATAAAGTTATTTTTGTCACGGTAATGCTCCTTTTATATGTACATAACTCATTTATATATAGATAGCAGGAATACTTTTATTTTTTATAGCAAATGCTATGTCCATCTGATTGATGAATTAGAAAAAATCGGCTGATTTGATTAATGCTCAAATAGTACTATTTTTATTTTCCAGAAACTTTCAAAAAATGTCCTTTTCGCTCAGGAGGAGCCTTGCTGTTCTGGCATTGAAATGGAGCGTGAGCTGATCGTTGAGCGTACCAGCGCCGGGCTGGCAGCGGCAAGGGAGCAGGGGCAAATTGGTGGCCGACGACCGAAACTAACAACGGAACAATGGGCGCAGCCGGGCGCCTCATTAGGGCCGGAGTACCGTGACAGCAGGTAGCGATTATTTATGATGTTGGCGTTTCGACGTTGTACAGAAAATTTCCGGCGAGTAACATGCCTTTGATGCCATTCATGGGAAAATAACACTCCTTTAATCAGCCATAAGAGTTAATTATATAAACTTAAATGGATTTGTTAATTGAATTTCATCAAGATTAACTCTATATAAAAGATTTATTGTCTTTGTTATGGCGTCTATATATTCTGCGCTATTCATTATAGCAGTGTATTTATCGTATGCTTCGAAGCAATGATTTTCATTGATATATTCACTGCTATTGTTTTTATAAATTTCATATGACTCTTCCTTTTTGAAAATGCGCGCATCCAGCCAAGGGTCAAGTATATATTCCGATATTCCTTTTGAATCAGTAAAAGTCAAAAAAACGACCACATGATTCCCTCCTGACGCGCTATTATACATAAGGGATGTGCTTATTCTGGCATCAAATACATTATTTTTCGAAAATCCTATTCCGGTTAGTCTTTGTGGTATATATTTTGCAATAATCGCACCTAAAATTAGCGACATATCAGCACAGTTCCCTGTGTTATATTTTATTGAATCAATGGAAGAATATATTAGACTCAGAGATATTGGGTTTTCTGGTCTTTCAGCCATAGCTCTGTCAAAAGAGTTTGCTTTTATAGTTTGCAGAAATTTCTTGTGATGTTCTCTTTGTAAATTAAGAGCGTCGTATTTTTCCTGCGTATCAATTTTAAGCCTGTCAATTTGCATAGCATCATAACTGTCCGATTTCTTTATTATTGTTCTGACAAAAACGGTACATTCTGAAGCAGCATTAATAATACAGGAGGATAAATCAACTGAAGTACTCTGTTGGTTGTTACAGGCGCTCACTCCAGTTGTGTCGAATTTTTCTGTAGCTACATGTCCAACATTTATAATCAATTACATTTCCCTGTATTCAAAATTAAGCGATATTCTTATGTCACGACAACCTAACAGGGACTGACTACAAAGATCTTTAAAGAAACGTTCATTATTGTATCTATTGATGAACTCCCTTCAGATTTAGAGGTTGTGCCCATGGTCGAAAAGCTCCTCTACGCTCATATACTTAACTTATCGGGGACATGGTAGGTTAGGATGTGAAAACACAGGGACAGTTACTGTCACTGCGAAGGCAGCAATAAGGAGGCCTATCCTGTACGAACTGTGGAAAACTATATCTTGTTCACGATCACCTGCATCGTTGACGATGCGCGATCCTGGAGGTTTGACGACTGCCCGGTATGATCGGTGCCGCAGCCACGTCGTATGCAGGAACGGCCTGCGGCAAACTGGCGATCGTTCGATAGTGCGAATATTGAATGGTTGCCAGTCGCGGCGGATTCTACTGGTTAAGAATGGCTAATCAATGTGTTTAATCTGAAACCAGGCATCTGTTCAACTTTTCGTGATCGCTTTTGTTGGCATCACTATTCAAGCAGTTTGCCTGCATCGGCTTCACCCTCACTTCGGCATCAGGGAAAATCTGGTGCACCTGCTTCGTCAGTTCGGCCAGAATGATCTCGCTGGCCCCTTCGAGTCCTTCAACATTACGCTTGTCATAAACTAGTTCTACGAACATACGTGTTTCGCTAATAACTGTTTGTATATACAGTATTTTTGCTTTGGCGGTTTTGTCTGTCAA